ATCATTAATATCAGAATTTTTTTGAATGGGTACATTATATGCCTCAGATACAAGATTCTGAACTTTATTAATGTGAGGAATATATGACTCTTGAACAGGTCTGACTTGTCTTACGTATCCTATTAAACTCATCGCTGTCTCCATTTTTGTATATGTGAGTATTTATAAGTTTAGAGTATTACCTTTTAATCTATTTGTCAAGGTTCCAGTTGTCACGATTCATAAAATGTTTGAAAATATTTTGAGTAAGACTTTTCTTGGGATTAAGTTTTTCAATACCACCAAATCCTGGCATGCTATTTACTTCAATAATATAAGGTTGTTCTTTTTCTCTATTTTTTGCTGGTATAAAATCAACACCACATAAACGACCATCAACTGCTTTTGCAGCTGTTATAGAATCTTTTATTTCTAAATCTGTTAATTCAAAAGTACTAGCCTCAGCACCTAATGAAACATTACTTCTAAAATCATCACCCTGTATAACTTCCCTTTTCATTGCACCAAGAATTGTACCATCAAGAACTATAACTCTAACATCATAATCAGTCTTAATATATTCTTGGAGAATTATAGGTAAATATTTACTATACAACATTAACATTTGTACAGATGCGTGTAATGACCTCATACTTTCTATAATAACTACACCGACACCTGTTTGTGTTCCTGTAGAAGATTTTAAAATAACTGGAAATTTATTTCCTAATTCTTTCATAGCTCTTTCTGTATCTTCAGAATGAGCAATAGATACAGTTTTTGGTGTTTTAATACCTACTTTACGTACAACCAAATCCGTCATAAATTTACTAGCACAAATGTCCCATGATTTTAAACTAGGTAATGTAAGAAAACCATCTAGTTCTAAATTACGAATTATATCAACCCAATAACGACTACTAGTAAGTCCCATAGTACCTAATCCTCTAGGCATAATAATAGTATTACTAGGATCAATTTCAAATGGTTTTTGATAATCTATTACTTCTTTATTTTTTGAATCTGGATATATAACCACTCCTTCATCATCAAATGGAAACGAGTTAATATACTTTTTACCACCCTTTTCAGAGATATAAACACCAACAAAATCTGCTTGAAAAATTTCTATACCAACAGCCTTGGCACTCTTAGTCATTAGTGCGACTAACTCACCCAAACCAGTATCTTTAATATCTCTAACCATTTCACCAGAATGATTAAAGACTACTAACTTATATGGTTCATCTTTTACCTCTGTGATGTAAGACTTGAATTGCTCCATTAGACTTCTTTCTTTTTACCGATATTATATTTGGTACTTAGTTCCCATTCACTCTTCTCTTTAAATGATAAAACTTTTATTTGACTTAGTGGAGCCACTGGTTCTGCACTACCTATAATATCTACTAAACCCCAATCTTTCAAAAGATTTGCGATTGTATTTCTACGAGCAATATCGTTCTCAGATAAATTTACAACTTTCCCATCAAGAGCAAATAACTCTTTGAAGTGTGTAATAAAATATCTACCTTGCTTATGGAGAATGTGACAACTCTGATATAGTTTTCTTTCTTTTCTCGAAGCAACTCCAATACGTGATAGCGTTTCACGTACCTTTAAAAAATCATCTGGTTCTTTCAAACCAACTTCTAGCATCTGATCTTGTGTCCAATTAATCTGTTCCATTATGTCTTCCACCTTTATTTAATTTTTGTTTTATGGCAGAAATTTGTTCATCAGATAATATTTCAAGAGCGGATTTTGCTTTACTATTACTATAGCCATAATACTCTTTAACATACTCTAAATTATCAACTTTCATCGCCTTCACCCAAGGAGTATATCTTTTCCTTGGTCTAAGACTATTTATTAAAAAATCAAACTGAAGTTTCTTGTCTAGGTGTGGTAATTGGTTTATTTCATTAACTAATAGAATAGTATCAGGAAAGGGTGCAACACACTTATTAACGATAAATGGAGGATATTTCTTCTCCCACTCCTCATCTTCACCATCCATAAGAGATTCTTTAGTTTGATTAATGGCTTTAAGATAGTCTTTTAATTCATACATTAATCAGCAAACCCTTCACCCTTACAGAAGTGCGATAGACGATGGCGAAATACCACCCACCATAAAATAATCCAACTATCTGCTGTATACGTTCCATTTTTAACTTTTAATTCATAGGTCATATGCTTCTTCCCAAGTCATCATATTATTAGCAGATTGTTCTTCTTGATTTGCAGTATCTAACGATAACAAGTCTTTTTTTAATTGTCCCTTAAACTTTAAAATTTGTTCTATTCTAGGTAAATCCAAGATACAAAACCAATAAGCTATTTCTTCTGCATCCTCACCGATTAAATCTTTTACAACTTGTCGATCATCTACCAAACCACCTTCTGGCATAAAGTATACAGTACCATATACTGAATGAAATAGACCAGCATCTTGTAAATATTCTGGAGCTCCTAACTTCTTTAATTCCTCACTAGTACCTATAAGATGTTCTAACAAGGTTCCACCAGAATGTTTAACCTTATCAGAACCTATACTTTTGAGAAAATCAATTTTCTTTTTATAAATTGTATCTCTACTCATTAATTAATCGTCTGTACTTTGAAATTACCTTTAGTTAAATTATCTTTATAAAAATCTAATCGTTCATGACTTCCACCAGAAACATTACATTTAAAAACAACACAAGTTCTTAATTCATAACACTCTCTTGAAACTGGTAAAGCTTGGTGAGGAAGATAAGCATCAAAAATAATTAATCGATTACCTTTATAACTAACGCTTTTATCAATCTGATAATTTGGTTTAAAATTAGGGTCTTTGGGGGTGCTATCAGTTTCTTTATATACTGCTGTTCCTCCACCCCACTCAATATCCCAATCAAGTCTTGGATAATAAATCATGGTAAAATCACCATCATCTGTATGGATATGTGGTTCAATACCATGAGTATGAGAATTGCAATAAATTCTTTTAAAACCTTCTATATTGTATTTTTCTTTGAACTTAAATTTATTCAATATAGTAGAGAATATTTCAAGAGCCCAATCATATCCAGCTTCTGTACATTCTTCTTCATTATTACCACAAAGAACGTGCCAATGTTTATTTGATTTTCTTGTGTTAGAATGATAATCATACTTCCAAGATATTTGCCGTACCATATCATCAACCAAAATAGCATTGTGTTCTTCTAAAACATTATCGTATATATCTATCATTTCCAAGCGGGCCCTTTCATAAAATGAGTCAGTGTTCTTCTTACACCTTTTGTAATTGGTGTGACTTTATGATATATACCACCTGTTAATGCTATTACTGATCCTGGCGATTTAAGTTCTGGAACTTGACATTCGTCACCATCAGTAAATATAAAAAAATCTCCACCTTCGTATTCTCTAGGAGATAAATTAATTAATAGTGTTAGTTTATAATCATGATACGAATTTCTTGCTACATCAGTATGGTAATCATATTTAGATTTACTTTTAGCAGTATATGTATTATAGGACAGATTATCGTTAGTTGGAGGTTTTACATCATAACCAAAATTTTCTAAACAACAAGTATATGCGACATCAATAATACCTCTTATAGCATATTCTATATCTCTATAACCAACTATTTGCGTATCAACCACTTTTCTTGGAGTACCATCTTCATATGCAGCTGCGGCAAGTTTTGGGTCTTCTTTACTATGAAATTTTTTTTGTATTAAATCATGTATAGTTTTTATTTGTTTTTTGTCATAGAAGTTATCCCACTTCCAATAAATAAATTCAACAGTCATTTAAACTTAGCCCTACCCATAATTTCTGTTAAACAAGCCATAATATTTATTTCTTGATCTGCAACAAAAGCTGACTTGTACTGATACTCACCCAAGACCACAACGCAATGAGGGATAGTAGAACCATCCACATACTCATAAAGATTATCATAAACGCTCCTGAGCAAATGAACAGAATCATTATCAAGATTATCGACAACCCATTTTCTAACATTAGTAAACTCCTTATTTTTCATACAAGTCATAAGTTGTTTTATATTTACATCACTTAAATTTACCAGTATTCCAGCATCAATAGTACCTGATACTGAATACCTTTGTAATTCATTTAGAGTTCTACGCCAGTCTGGAAAGTGTGTATTAATGACCTCAGCAATAACTCTATTATCATACTTAACATCTTCTGTATCAAGTATACTTATAACTCTCTTCATAAACTCAGAAGCAAGATTCTGTTTCTCAGATTTAGGAATAGTAAATTCAACTACACTACAACGAGAATGTAGTGGTTCAATCAAACGATTTTTGTAATTGCAAGTAAGAATAAACCCACAGTTTTTATGAAACTCTTCCATGAAACCCCGTAAGGCTGGTTGAGTAGATTGTGGATTTAGATAGTCTGCCTCATCAAGTATTAGATACTTTCTACCACCTTCA